ATAGAGTTATCTATATTAATAATATAATCGACGCAACGAATAAATATGAATATGAGACAGATATTTTTATTCATACAAATTTTAAAGATTTAAAAAAAGAGATGTTTAATAATTATACTAATGGATGTATTAAAATAATTTATCATGACTTGACAAATATTCATCCTTTTTTATTAACTTGGAAATGTAGAGAATTATTATATCAACAAAAAAATGAATATGATATATTTATGTATATAGAAGATGACATTTTAGTTCCATATAAAGCAATAAAATATTGGTTAGAATATAACAAAAAATTAATAGAAATGAATTACAGAAGACCCAAATACCATATAGTTTATTCTATTCTTTTCTGTTATGTATGACTTGAATGAATAAAATCTCTTTGTATTGTAAATGAGACCTCTATATTGGAATATAATATACATTTTCCTTACAATTTTCGTAATCTATCAGATATACTATAGAGTTTGGATTTTTCATGAAGGATTAGAAACTAGTACTACTGATGATACCAATAAATCTAAAATGAAAGACCAAACAATGGTATTTGGAATAGAAAATACCAAAGATGCAATTAAACGAACCAATGATAAATATTTAGTTCAAACCTTATCCCTAATGGATATTGCTAACTATTCCAAACCAAAAACAATTTCGTTAAACGAGACGAGATCATTAAAAATTCCAATGGAAACCAATAGTACTGTTAGTTTTATCATTATTCGTCCTAATAACAACTCTACTTTCCCCAAACATATGGAACTGTCCATTGAAAACGATATTCAAAAGAATAATATGGAGTATCCATTATTGGGAGAAACAACCGACGAAACTATTCCACAAAACAATAGTATTGAGGTTCAAGACATAAAAGACATACCGTATCCTAAAAACACGTTTTTCAAAAATAAAGATGGTATTTTCATTCAGGATATTCCTATGGGAAAGAAAATACTACATATTTTCACGATAGGTGCTATTTTCAATAACAAGTATACAAGTGTAGGGAATGTAGATTCACAAAATAATAAAATTAAAATAAGTTGTGATATTGGAGATCAATACGACAGTATATTAGTAGTTTATGGCGAACCAAGCGAAACAATGTAATTACAAATCAATAACAAAGATTGAATTGTAATGCTGTGTAAATTTATAGACCCTTCTTGTAATCAACGACATAAGGATTTGAACTTAGATTATTGAACATCTCGGGTTGATTACGATCCATTTGGATAGTAGAGTGTAGGTTTTTAGAAACATTGGAGTTCGTTCCTAGCATCTCAGCGGAAGGAGCCAAGTATGGTCTGTTTCCCGAAACTTCCCGATTGTTCTTTAACATATCATCACGAGTGCTTTCGCGCATATTCATATCTCCATTCATTAAAGACATGTTGCCCTTCACCATGTATCCATCAATAGTTTGTGATTTAATATCATTGTTTCGTTGATTGTAACCTGATTCATATGACTTTGCTTTACGATTGTTAGGACCAGCTCCCGCACCGCCAATATACAAATAATTACCAGTCTCTTGACGGATTGTATCGGTGGCTTGATGGTCTGTAACGCGATAAGCACCACCATTTTGGTTTGCATTAACGTTCATGTGAAATTTGGAGTTCTCCGTAGTCTCACGCATAGTATGTCCTGGACGGTCATTGGGATTGAAAATATAACTCTGTGGAACAGTAGAACCAGGGTTTTGGTAAGGACGCATTGTTCCAACCGCATTTTCTTTACGAGATGGACGTAGCATGTCTAACAAAGGAGCAACAGTAGCCCCAATGCTGCTGCCCATCGCACCGAAGTATCCTGATTGTGTATTGGAAGTTCTATTGTTAGGATAAGCCTTCTTAGCATTTACGCTGAAATCATTTTCACCGGCGTTATTATGACGAATAGCAGTTGCTACGCCAAGAGGAACGGAACCTAATTGTTGGTTTTGGGAAGGCATATATTCTCCAGGAACATAGGCCGCAGCGTTTTGAAATCCAGCACCACCTGCATATTCTGTTGAGGTTTCATGACGGACTGAATTACCTTCATTATGAATGGAACGTAAGGTGTTTCCCTTTTCAACGCCACCAGTAACAAATAATCTTCCTATATCGCCTCCAGATTGACGGTTGTCTAACGCAAAAGAACGTTCAGGACGGTGTTTTTCCATAATACCCATTTGCTCGATTGTACTAATGTTCTGAATACGTCCCATAGCAGGTCCTTCGTGTCCGATCAAACTAACACCCCCTGATCTTGGATTCGTATCTACACGTAGTTCATCAACCGTCTTAGGCTTCCAAGAATCACGGTCATTCATACCGGCATTAAATCCACCAGCACCTTCGGTTGTATATCCTAAACCTAATCCAGGAGCAACTTGTTGGTCTTGAAAAGGTTTGACATTCGCCATACGAAGACTGGGATTTATGCGAGATTGGATAAATTCAGATTTATTGGGAGTTCCATTGGCCCATTGTAAATTCGTGTCGGGTTCAAATAAGGGAGCATTCTCTTTTTTGTTCTTGTCTTGCGATCCGGACCCAGTGTAAGCATCTAATAACCCCTCATAGCTATTCGCATCTGTCTTGGAAGAAGGTTGTTTGCTTCCAAAATAGGGAGTCATGTTATTGTGTTGAAAATAACTGGAACCAACTTTATTACCTGTTAATGAATAAAACTCCTTACCTTGAGACTCCTGGTTAGTGCGTTCTGCATTTTTATCCATATTAAAGTATTTGTCCGTGTAAACTCCAGACTCATTGTTGAATTTGTTTAAAGTGGATAATTCGGCTGTCACTTCTGATTCGGGAAAATTAACTCGTTTCTCAGCAGGGTAGTTCACATCAGGAGTATTCGTATTTGGTAAATAGTTTTGATTGTTGAACGATTCTTTTTCGTTTTTTTGTCTTGATTGTTTATTGATTAAATAAAATCCTGATAATGCAGCTAGTGGTACAACAATTTCCATTTATAATAAATAAATATATATTTTGCGTATATATTTACTAATAGGAGAAAGATAAAAGACAACACTTATTTATTCGATATCTACTTGTTTTGGTGTAGGTTGATAAGAACTGCCTTTACATTCATATTCATTTCCAGCAATACAAACAGAATTTCCAGATAAATAGTATTGCTGATTGTTAATCACCGGTATTTGTGGTTGAAAGTGGTCCTTTACCAAAATACGTGTTTGTAAATTGGTTGAAAAAGAAGGTTCTAAATTATGTACGGGATTAAGTAAAGGATGTTCCCAACGAGGTTGTTCTAAACCTTTGTAACTCCAAGCAGGATGACTTGCTCTTGAGTCTTCTACAAATGGTTTTTCATTACGAACGTTCATAGCAGTTGATGATTGTTCGTGTTGTTTATGACTGTTGATATTAAGTAAATCTCTGTTCATTTTACGACTAAGGCCTAATAAATCGCTTTCAATGCCAACTGTATTTGTTCGTAGATTTGCCCCCCATTTTTGAAGCCGGATTTGTGGGTCCTCCATAAAGGGAAGGTCGTTTCCCGCGCCAGGGGTATTCATTTGGTATCGTCCAATATAGGTCGATTCTTCTAATTGTTTTTGAATTCTATATGGGTCATCGTGGAATCTTGTAAACGACATTAATAAGTTATATTATAGAGAGAAAAAGAGTTTTATTTTCGAAAAAAATATATAATTACTTTGTATTGTATAGTAATGCCTAAACTATGTTTGAATATGATAGTTAAAAACGAACAACGTGTAATCACTCGATTATTAGAAAGCGTTGTAAATTTAATAGATACTTATTGTATTTGCGATACTGGAAGCACAGATGATACCATAAAAACAATTAAAGAATTTTTTCAGAAACGGAATATTGATGGGTATATTGAAGAACACGAATTCCGCGATTTTTCTTATAGTCGGAACAAAGCACTGGATATGTGTAAAAAGCGTGAAGATGTCGATTACATCCTCTTATTGGATGCGGATATGATACTACAAACCCATATTACAGATATCGCTGAATGGAAACATAATCTGAACAAAGACGTTTACCATTTACTACAAGGAAATGACCAATTCCAATATAAAAATGTGCGCATTGTAAGGAACCGTCCTGAGATTAGTTATTGGGGAGTTACCCACGAATATTTACAATGTCCACCTGACACCCAGTATGAAACCATAAAGAAAAGCGAGTTATTTATATTGGATATTGGGGATGGAGGTGCAAAACACGATAAATTCACTAGGGATATACGATTATTAAAGCAAGGATTAATAGACCACCCCAATAATGACCGATACACTTTTTATTTGGCAAATAGTTATATGGATTCCGGACAGTATCATGGAGCAATAGAAACATATAACAAACGAATAAAAATAGGTGGCTGGAAACAAGAGGTATGGTTTTCTTATTATTCCATAGGAAAGGCTTATCGTGAATTAAATAATATAGAAATGGCTATTCATTCATGGATGGAGGGATACAACTATTTTCCTGATCGTATTGAAAATCTTTATCAAATTGTGCATCATTACAGATGTCAAGGAAAATATCGCTTAGCGTATTGGTTTTATAAAATGGCAGAAACATCCCGAAAGTTGTATGCAACAGAAGAACATTTATTTATGGAAAAAGATATTTACGACTATAAATTAGACTATGAATCCAGTTTGATACACTTTTATTGTGAGTTGGATAAGGAACCCATTATTCCAAAGATACTGTCTTTGTTTAACAATCCCATGGTTCCCAAAGAAATCATGCAAAATATATGGGAAAATTATAAGTTTTATGCTCCGGTTCTTTCGAAACTGGGAACAAGCAATGATAAATGGATTACTATTTGGAATGAAACAATTAATGAATTGAAAAAGAAATTGTTTACTGGATTTTCTAATTCTACTCCAACGTTGGTGTCTTGGGATAACAAAATAGGTTTAATTGTAAGATGTGTGAATTATGAAATAGATGAACACGGAGGGTATGTGAATAGACAACAAATCGTAAGTGAAAACAGGTGGTATGTATGGGAACAACAAACGAAGAAAAAAATACTGGAAGACATAATTAAATACGACAAACAACATGATGGATTGTATGTTGGATTAGAAGATATGCGTTTACAAGAAAACAATGGTAAATTAATGTATAATTCTAATCGTGGTCTGGGTTCCAATTCCATACAAGTAGAAATAGGCACGCTTCGCGAAAATGGTGTCACTTTCTTTTCCAAATTATTATCAACAGAAGGAGAATCCAAACCAGTGGAAAAGAATTGGGTCTCCTATGTAAACGAAGGAATTCTACAATATATCTATTCATGGCATAAATTACAACAAGGTTCATTAGAACAAAACAAATTAATTATAAAAAGAAAACAAGAGACCCCCTTATTATTTGAATCATTACGAGGTTCTTCTAATGGGGTAATTATAAACGACGAATTGTGGTTCTTAGCACATAGTGTTGTGTTTGAACCTAGACGCAGATATTATCATTATTGGATAGTGTTAGATAAAGAGGGTACAATAAAAAAATATAGTTGTCCATTCAGTTTTGATGGAGACATCGTAGAATATTCAAACGGATTTTTCTATGATAATAAAACAAATAACATATACATAGGATACAGTGTGTTGGACAGAGAAACCAAATTTTTATGTATCAACTATTCACATTTAGTTAACCACCTTTTGTTCTTCACTATCTGACCAGTTCAATTCCAATGTTTTACATAGTCCATATGTTGTTCGATGCCAAGGAGATAATCCATTCTCACGTAATCCTTCCAAATGCGCTTTGGTTCCGTATCCAAAGTTAGTATCTAACTTATAGCGTGTAACTAATAGAGGATATTTAGAACAATCTGCTAACACATCTTCATCTCGTGCGGTTTTTGCAAGAATTCCAGCAGAAGCAATGCCCATGTATCGTCCATCCCCTTTCTCAAAGGTATATCCTTCAATGGGAACAAGACGCTCCTCGTATTTATCGAAATGGCAATATGGAGTGAAATAATTACCGTCAATGAGCAGACAGAAATCAGAATAAGCGATTGTGGGGTCTTTTGTGCGATAATGCTCAATGGTAATGCGGATACAGTCGTGCATACCACGCATTACTGCTTTTAGAATATTGATTTGGTCAATTACTTTTTCATCCATAGAAACGATATGCCAGAAATCAGCATGTTTCTTAATGGTATCAGCTACATCTTTTAGTTTCTTTTTAGAAGAGAATTTTTTACTGTCTTTTATATTTTCTCCTGGAAAATCGTTTTCATTTCGTGGAAGAACAACACACGCAATAAATACTTTACCATACAAACAACCACGCCCAGCCTCATCTATACAAATTTCATACTTTGGTTTATCCGGATAATGGAAACGCTGTAATAGAGGGTTTGTTTTCATATCAAATTATACAATATATTACTGACAAATTACATATTCAATTTTCATTTAGTATGTAAAAATGTATAAGAATATGATATACGATAATGAAATTTAAGATGACGCCATTAATATTATTCATATTACTCTTAGTAATTTTAGTCATTTCTATGTTTGTAGGCCGTCGCATAAGTGAAGGATTCGCCAATGCTACAGAAATTGGGAAAAAAGTAAAGATTCCACAGTATGTCAAAGATAGAGAACTTCACAAATTAGGAGATAATCTATTTTTTGATTCAAAAAATGCGAATTTGGTAGAGGTTTCAGGAGAAACGAAAACAGAGACAATAGACCCTAATGACCCACAAAAGAAAAAGAAGATTGTGACTTATGCTGTTAACAAATTACATATTATGGACCGCACAGGTAACATCAGAAATGTATCTATTACTGGAACTGAGGATTTAACAAAAAACGCTACCTTCGGTTCTGTTGTCAGCAAGACCACTGTGGATGACTCTTTTACTAGCAAAATGTTCTATACTAGCTTTGAACCTAAGCGTAGCGTAGTATACGTTGCGTGGGGTAAGAAAACCCGCATTGCAATTATTAACAATGTTACAAAGACATTGAACAATACCTTCTTATTTGGTCCATCTGATTTAGCAATTTTTAACAACGAATCAACTCCTCTTGGAATTACAGGACGCAAAACACTAGACAAATCAAATAATAATACTTTAGTATCTGAAACCCAGTATAGTGACAAACGTAAAGTTCATCAACTAAGTCAATTTGTAAAATATGACTTCAAAACAGGTGATATCGTGCTTCATACTAAGGATAAAAAGACCCCTATTGCTGAAATTTGGTCTAGAGACAGTAACTCTTCTTTATCCAAGATAGATAAAACTAAGGTAAAAACTATGTCTATTACTGACCCCGCCCAAATTACTAGTATTACTACTTTTCCAGTAAGCAAGTTAGTTGATAAATTAGGACAAACATTCATATTATATATGCCTCACGAAAAGGAAACTGTAGTGGTTATGTTAACTCACGCAACTTGTTCTTCCAATGCTCCTATCATTATTAGCGATACTTTCCATTTGAACGAAAATGGGGTGCAAGGTAGCTATGCTAAGAAGTTAACCGAATTAACCAAGGCCCCTACAACCACTCCTGCCAAAACAACTACTCCGGCCAAAACAACTACTCCGGCCAAGACAACTACTCCGGCCAAGACAACTACTCCGGCCAAGACAACTACTCCGGCCAAGACAACTACTCCGGCCAAGGAAAAGACAGCAGAAGAAAAGAAAGCAACT